AAATAGCCTGGGAAGACCTTAAATCAATGCTGAGAGAACGCAACTGGATAAAGAAAATAAATGAAAGTAATCTGGAAATAACACTGGTAAATGGCAGTCTTATTATGTTGCGTAGTGCTGACAACAAAGACAGCATAAGGGGTATAGGTCTAGACTATGTGGTAATAGATGAAGCCGCAGATATACCAGGACTACAGGAAACCTGGCAGGCAGTGATAAGACCTACACTATCAGACCGTGAAGGCGATGCTATGATAATAGGCACACCCAAGGGCAAAGGATTTCTATTTGATCTGTTTAACACAGCAAAAACCAGTAAAGACTGGAAAAGTTATCAGTATACAACAGCTCAGGGAGGGCAAGTATCACAAGAAGAATTAGCACAGGCTAAATTAGATCTAGACGAAAGAACATACAAACAGGAATATGAAGCAGGTTGGGTAGAATTTGCAGGTAGTATATACTATTCTTTCGGCGATCACAACATAGTACAAAAAACAGTACCCACTACACAACATACACCCATACACATAGGTTGGGATTTCAATATCTCGCCACAATGTGTAGTGATAGCATATAAAAGCACTAGTGGCCTACATATATTTGATGAAATAGAGATATATGGCTCAGACACACAGGAAATGTGTAATGAAATAAGACAAAGATATCCAGATTGCAGATATATAGCATATCCTGATGCTTCAGGTGCCAGAAGGCAGACCAGTAGCGGAGGATTAAGTGATCACATTATAATACAGAATGCAGGATTTAAGTTGATAACTGGCAGTAAAAATCCACCAGTAAAAGATCGTATAGCCAGTGTAAATAGTGTACTAAAAGCAGATAATATTCGATTGACAATAGACCCTAAATGTAGTAAAATAATAAATGGTCTAAGAAAACATACATATAAAGAGGGTACTCGTCAGCCTGAGAAGGATGGAGCAACAGATTTCTCGCATTTCAACGATGCTCTTGGATATATGATATATGCTAACTACCCAGTTAGACCAGAATATAAACAAAGTTATAACAAAGTAACTAGAACACTATAGAGGAATATAAAATGGCAAATGTACACTATGTGATAAAAGTAATAGAACCAGAACAGGAATACTTAAAAACATTTATAGATCACAAATTAGATAATTGTAGACAACAGGCACAGGAATACTTGTGGAGTTGTCCAGAAGATACAAAATACATATATGTAGCAACCAGGATAAAGAATGACTAAAAAAGCAATATCACCACAAATCTATAAAGTGTGGGACAGACAAACAGCCAGTATGACACAATATACACCTAAAAAATTATACAAGATAGTAGTAGAATATCCTATGACAAACAGAACACTGGAATTTATAGGTATGGATAGAGGATCGTGTATAATGCAGGCAGAAGTACACAAAGAAATAGATGATATCATGATGATGGCATCAGAAGAAGAAATTACATTATATAACAAGGAGAAAATATGAAATTACCAGAATATATGAACAAAGAAAGCTCACATACAACACTAGGAGTAAACACAATGAGTCTAATAGGACTAAGTCTAATGTGGGGTCATATGTTAAATATGATATCACTATGGTTTCTACCGTTAACAATACTGACATTATTAGCAGGATTCGGTAACGAGATCCGTAAAAGAGATGCATAATGGACGAATTTACTAAAAAAAGTACAGAAAGATTCGATAAGAATATAGTAAAACAGGCAGAAAAGTTCATAGACAAATCGCCTGAACTAAAGAAGATCAGAAGTATAAAAGACGGTGAAAGTTATAGTGAGATCAATTCAGGTGTAAACGATCAACAATATAAAGATAACTATGATAAAATAAAGTGGACAAAGGATAAAAAGACTAAACCCAAGTTCCGTGTAAAAGTAAATGGGAAGTATATCGATGAAGAAGAGTAATTGGCACGGTGGTAAAGGCAGTACACCCAGAACTAACACACATAGTGACGAATATCAGGCAAATTGGGAGAAAATATTCGGAAAACCCAGACCTAATATAAACACCAGAGATACAGGAGTTAAAAATGGCAAAAATACAGAACAAAACAACAAAGACTCATAGATATGGAGACATACAACCAGGAAGCCATATGGGCTTCTTTAAGTGGGGAATAGCAGTATATGATGCACCTATAACATACAGTTATGGGTATATTGTAGCACCCAGTAAAGAATATATGGATCTAGCCGTGCTAAATCATATAGGTAAGTATGGACTTAGATCGGTAGAATCAATAACACAGGAAGAATATGAAAGCAATACACAAATATAAAGAAGCCTATTTAAGAGGTAATCCTGAAGCAAAGCGACGCATAGCACAAAGCCAGGGATATAGATTTACTATACATGATTGTGAAAGAATGATACAATTACTATATCGTGCAGGTATTACTATAGATGGATGGGAATATAGTGCATCAGATAAAGAACTAATAAAATTATAAAGTTGTAAGTCCTGTGTGCGTCTAAATAGGTATGCCATTACCTTGATTCCAGCACACAGGCAACCGATAAATAGTAATACATTATAAACACAGACGGCAACAAAGGAGTTGTGTCCGTTAACGCCGTCGGTAATAAAGATGGGTCTTTATAATAATGTGTTTCCTTAAAGCCGGATAAGTCAAGCGATCCGGCTTTTTCTTGAGTCAAAAAAATACCCACATAGTGCGGGTATTTTGTTTAACCGTTGTTTTACATCGGTGTAGCAAGTTAGGACAAGCAATTATAGTTATAACATGCTTTAATGATTTGTCAACAAAAGTGGCTAAAATGGCTCAAAAGGATAAATAGTAATACCATTACGGCAACCAGATATTGGAGATAACAATTGGCTATAAAAAATTACCACGAATTTATAACTAGCACACACCCATTATATGCAAAATATTATGAAGATTGGCAGTTAGCCGTTCGCAGTTATTATGGCGGACAAACATACAGAGACGGTAAGTACTTAAAAGCCTATGCTAGTGACTATAGTACTAGTGCTGAAACAATCAACACATATGACCTGGATGAGTATGACAATGTAGTAGGTGTAAGAAAAGTAAAAGCCTATGAAGCAAATAGTCCTCAAGATGCTAATAGTGGTGTGGATTTAAGCAATTATTATCAAGAAAAAGTAGCAAATGTTCCTGTGTTTCCATATACCAGACTGTATATATCAGAATACAATGCTATGTTATTCAGAGTGCCTCCACAGCGAACACTACCAGATACACCAGAAGTAAATGCATTCTTAAACAATGCTGATGGTGATCAGAATTCGCTAAACGAATTTATGAGTCAGGTAGATACATTTACAAGTGCAATGGGAGTTGTATGGGTAAGTTGTATCAAGCCCACAGACAGCCCATATCCTAAATGGAGAATGCACAAGCCTACAGATGTAACTAACTGGAGTTACAGATACACTACAAGCGGAGATCTAGTACTAGACCGGATCGTAATACGCATCGCAACAGACGAAAACGCAGAAATATTTCAAGTAATATCAGACGAACATATAGACACCATATTTGTCGCAATAGACCCTGACGAAGATATAATGGTACCAGAAGGTGCTGAGTATATTGAAGGAGACGACGATTATGATGGATATCACAGAATACGCCAGCCTAATGAACTAGGTACGGCATCAATCGTAAGACCCGTATATCAAAGTACGCCTATTAAAAATGGCATAGGCCATACGCCGATATTTGATATTGCATCTATACAGAAAAGCGTTTACAGTCTAGCAGGAGAACAATATAGTGCCGTGTCATATGGCCTTCACCCTGTCAATATCTGTGACGAGGAAACATTCAATAGAAATGGTTCCAGTGTAGGTGCCGAGCCAGGATCACTAATAATAGTGGGAAATAGTCTCGACGGGCAACCTAACTACACATACGAATTTACATCACCAGATTTAAGCAGTCTATCAGAAATAAGAACTATAATGGATCAGCAGATAGACAAAATGAACCAGGTAGCAATGATCCGTAGTGAAGATCTAATAAAAGCCAGCCGTTCAGGTGCACAAATAGAGCAATATGACAGCAAATTAGAAGCATTTATACGCAAAAAAGCAACCAGTATGGAAAATGCAGAATATAACTTATGGAATATATGGTTTGCCTGGATGGGACAAACAATGCCAGAAGACTTTAGCATAAGTTATAACAGATTATACAATCAGAAAGGATTGGAAAACGAAATTAAAGAAATGAACACACTAATAGATGCCTATACCAGGTATTCAGAAGTGTTTAACGATGAAACAGAATTTACAGCAATGCAGTACAGCACAGTAGCAGAAGCAGAAGCAGAAGCAAACAGACTGGGCGGTACAGGCACACATAGTCATGAACAAGAGGATGGCACAATAATTTATATGCCATTCACTACTCATGAAGAATATGAGCTAAGATTAGAAATGAGTACAGGTCAAGATATGACAGAAGCACCTGCATTCAAACAAAAATTAAAAGAGAAATTACAGTATAGGTTAAATCAATTGATTGATTCAACTTATACGAATAATAGCCTGTAAAAAGGCAAGGTAGGGAGTAACATAACCCTAGAAGATATACGATTACTTCTACGATAAAAGGAGAAAAGATGGAAGCATCAAATGACACGGCAGTTCAACCCGAAACACAAGTTGATCCGGTGACAGATACCGCAACCCCTGTAAGTGCAGAGCAATCAGCACCTACTGAGACTAAATCTGAGAAGACAACACCCAGTGTTGAGATTAGAGATGGAAAGACTTATGTCAATGGCATAAGACAATACAGCAGAGATGATGTAAACAAGATATCCGCTAATGCTAAACACGAAGTCGAAAGGAATATCCTAAACGACTTAAATGTTGATAGTATAGATCAAGTGAAAACAGTTGTATCTACACTTCAAGAGGTAAATCCTCAGGAAGGAGAAGGACTAAATGTAGAATCATTGCGTGATGCAGTGAAGAAGCGTGAAGCCACAGTAGAAGAACTAAAATCACAAGTAAACAGTCTAAAGACTGATCTTATGCTAAAAGACCATATGGGAGAACTACAAAATGCTATGCCGACAAATTGGACACCAGAGCAGAAAAAAAGTGTTGTAACACTTATGAAAGCAGAAGGTATGTTAGCAGTAGAAGGTGACACATTCGCAATCAGGAACGGAAACGACTTCCTGACAACAGATGGAGAAACACCAGACTATGCTAAAGCAGTCGAAATTGTGGGCAAAGAAAAGTTAGGTCTTGCATTTGGTAAAAAAGGTGTTGATTTACAGTACGGTGAAACCAGCATGACGGATACAGGCTCAGGCCCTAAACCGTTAAATGTTGATAAAGTAAACACCGATGCTGATTACAGATCGGCGTATATAAGATTACGCCAGTATCAGCCTAATTTGGCCAAGTCTAAAATAACCGATGCAATGGTTAAAAAGGAAATGAACAAATAAGGCAGGAAATAGCAGGATTAAAATAATTTAATCTATAAAATAACATTAGTTGATTTATCAACTATAACAGGAGAAATAAAATGGCCTATTCAACAGGTTCAGATACTATTGCTCAAATGTTAGCGGATATTGTCCAAGATCTAGTACCTTACACACTTGACAAAACGCTTCTAACTAACCAAGCAATCGTATCAAGACAAATAAATGTAGAAGGACAGGGCGGATCTCAGATCAGAATCCCAGTTGCTACTATACCTACAGACGCGGCAGATGTGGCTGAAGGTGGATCAATCATCGCGGCGGCTAATAGTAATTTAACACCTATCGCGGCTAACATTGTATTCCAGAAAAGAGGCGTCGGTTCAGATGTCACTCAGGAAAGTGTGGAAGACGGTTTGTATGATCAAATTGTCGGTAGTACACTAGACAGATTATCCGGAACATTAGCAACAGCATCAGATATTGCTGGTTTTGTTAAAATGAAAGCAGATTTCACTAACAATGATGGTGTAACAGGTGCTAACGCAGACTTCAAACAATCCTTCGTATTCAGCCCAAGTGGCGTAGCGATGGGACAAGCAAGAAGTCCAAGTGTAAATCACTGGTTCAACCCTAACAAAGACTTGCATGAGTTCAGAGCAACAGTCAGAAATGGTTTTGCTACATTAGGAACACCAGCAAACGATGTCGGTAGAACTATTAAATCTAGAAAATTAGGTGGAACACAAGCGGCAGCAAATGTCGAGGCTTTAGCAACTTCGGTCGCTAACCTCAGAGAAGACTCTGCTTTAGTCGGATTAGATGGCAATTATGTTGCTGTAATCGACAGCGGGTACGAGCTCGACCTAAACAAGCAACTGTCACAAGCAGGATCAACTACAATTGGTGCTTTGAGTGATGTTGGTAATAATGCTTTGAGAAACGCGATCTTCAGTATTTTGGCTGGATGTACGCTATATCGTAGCAATCTACTACCATTTGCAGACTAATTGAGGAGTAAATTGATATGGCATTTCTAACAAATCTAACAGGTAATGTGGTTTCATTCGCCGAATTTACAGATGTGGTCCAGAAAGATCAGCGTATCTTTGAAAGTAATAATCTTAAGATACCTGCAGAGTCAGGCTTTGCAAGTACAGAAGATTATGTAGAAGATATGTTGCAAAAGAGCACAAATAGGATTCTGTTAAAAATGAAGACATCAGCATGGTGGAGTACATATAACAATTATACAGGTAACACATTCGAATTTAATAACTTGCCTAATGTAAATCCAGATCGTATAGATCCGGGTAATGCATTAGGCAGGCGACAACAATTCACAGATATGTGTGTGTACTATTGTTTCAAGGAATACATTATGCCGTTGTATGCCGAATTCGGTAACGACGAGTCACCAGAATTAGCAAAAATAACATACTATGACGCAAAGTTCAATGATATCTTTCAGGAACTATTGAGCGTAGCAGATTGGTATGATGCTGATGGAGATGGCACCGTTGAAACCGATGAAAAGCTCACAACATTTGCTAGAACAAGGCGTTCGAGATCAAAGAATACTATTGTGGTGGTTAGATAATGAGTATAAGATCAGATTTAATAACTCAGATCACAACTAACTTATCTGGACATAGCAATACTATTTCAATAAGTCAGGAGTTACCATTCAATTCGGGTGGTACTCCTTTATATGAAAAAAATCCGAATGTCTTGTATGTAGATGAGCAACAAATAGCAGTAGAACAACTGTACAGAACCCTGGATCAGGGCAATGTAAATACAACTACTACTACTGTAAATGCTTATCTAAGTACAGATGCTAAAAATCAATTTGCAGATATAAACACCGTTGTTTCTAATCTTCTAATCGCCAGGAATGCAATTACAAATGTTGCTGAAAGCACTAGTGATTATGAGACTGAGATAGAAGATGACAAAATAACTTATACTTTTGAGTATAATTTTACAACCATTTAATAGGAGAATATTATGGGAGTTATAAATGTAACAAGCGGTTCACAAGCAATCCTCACATTAGGTAACACCGAGGCGTTAAGTCTGCCAGGTGCTACAAATGGAATGGTTATTCCACTATTACAAGATGTAACCGTTAACGCTAGTCCAGGTACAGTCAGGTATTCAACACTTGACTCAACAAGTTCTAGTGCGTTCACAACAGTAAACGAAAACGAAATTACATGTAATATGCTGATAGACGAAGAAACATTCTTCGGCCTAGCGGCAGCCGGTGGTAATAACTTAACAGCAGATTCAGGTCTATTTGATACTAGTAAGAATAAAGTTGAGACTTTCTTCACAGTAGCATTTGAAGGCGCTGATGGTGGCGATTACTACATTAAAGGTAAAGGATTTATAGGCGGAATTGCCGCGAGTGCATCTATTGATGCCGCGGTCTGGATTTCACCTTTAACCGTTACTGTAAATGGAGAGCTAAGTAAAGCAACCGTTTAGTAATAAACAATGGACACCCTCAGCAATGGGGGTGTTTCTTTAGGAGTGAACATGAAAATAGCAAAAATACACAGATATTTTGATGCAGACGGAAATTATCATGGGCCAGCAGATTATAAATTCAAGATTAATGGCGAACAGCATGATGTATATGAGTATGCAAAAGAACATGGTATTGAGTTACCAGGCAAAAAATCTAAAAAAGCGATAAATACAGATATAGAGAAAAAACATGAAGATATGGAACAATCACACGATTCAGGAGATACTGAAGTCGATGGAGATGGAGATAGCAAAAGCACAAAATGAAGTAAAATGTGCTAGAGCAGATGTTGAAAAAGCATCAAACAGATTAGCATTCGTAAGTAGTGCTATCCACAATTTGAAAGATCGTTTACAAGACGATATAGAATTATAGATATACAGGAGAAAGATATGGATTTAACAGAATTAGCAACAAAGCCGAAATTAGTCAAGATCAGCATTGACAAACCCGAAATAGTAGAGAAATACGGTGATACACTGGAATTTTATGTGTATGACAGACAACCTCTGGATGTATTTGCAAAATTAGGTACTACAACTACTGAAAATGCTATGCAATTTACAGAAATGCTATCAGATATGATTTTGGATGAAGATGGTAATAAAGTAATGGCAGAAGGTAAGGTTTTACCTATAGATATAGTCACAGAAGCAGTTACCCTAATAGGTAATATGCTGGGAAAGTAACAAACCACAGAGTAGACGAAAATTCTTCTGAAACACAATGGTTATTACTACTAGATGCTATGTCACAAAGGTATGGTGTTATACCCTCAGCCTTGCTTAGACACGCTGACTCTTTAGATTATATGGTGTTTGATGTAGCATGTACATATACACAATATAAACAAAGTCAAGCACAAGGAAAAGTACCTCAAGAAATGTATAATCAAGAGGATCTAAAACAGGCATTTGATAAAGGAAAAAGTAAATGGCAAGACTAGTAGTAAATAAAAGAGAAGTAATGGATATGTTTGCTAAATTGTCTGTTATGCCAGAAGAAGTCATGAGCGATGCAGGTAAGTATTTCAAACAAATAACACCCAGGAACAAAGGATATGCTCAAGACAATACTAAAACAAAAAAAGAAACAATAACAGCAGGCTATCCATACGCAGGTAGGTTAGATGATGGATGGAGTAAAAAAGCACCTAAAGGTATGTCAGAACCCACAATGAAGGAACTAGACAAGCTCGTAGGGGACTTTGTTAAAAAGGTAACATAATGGCTAAAAATATAGAAGTAACACTAACCCTGGACACAAAAGGGTATAATAAAAAATTAGCAAGAGCCAAGCAACAGACAGCAGGTTTTGGCGGTGCCGCAAAAGTAACACAAGGTAGTGTTATAGGATTAGCGGCAAGATTTGCACCGTTAGCCGCGGCAGTAGTAGGAGTAGGAGCGGCATTTAAGGGTGT